ATTTCAAAGAAATATTGGCGCAATTCCAAGGTAAAGAAACAACGCAGATCCCGGATGATGTATTGGAGAATTTGAAACTACAGATTAAAAAGGAGCGTATTGATATAAAGAATATGACCTATATCAAAACCAAAGAAATCCTGAAAAAACTGGGGTATAACAAATATTACGAACATATTAATTTCATCAAAGACAAACTGGGCTTGAATCCGCCGATTATTGCGCAAGAATTAGAAGAAATATTGTGTAATTTGTTTATGGAAATACAATATCCGTATGCGAAACATTGTCCCGATTACCGCGTGAATTTTTTACATTATTATTATGTTTTGTATAAATTGTTTGAACTGTTGGGCGAACATTCGTATTTACCCGAAATACCCATGCTGAAAGACCGTGAAAAATTGATCGAACAAGATACGATATGGAAAAAAATATGCGAAGAATTGGATTGGGAATTTATTGCGACGATTTAGAATCATGGACAACAATAACATCTCTTATTTTTCCATATACAACCAGAAGTGTAAGGACAATTCTTGTTATTATACTTTGTTATTGTTTTTGGCTTTCTTCCAGGTCGTCTTAGCAAATCCTTCACTTACTTTTCTTCCCCCATAAACAAAAAACAAGACTACTAAAAGAATCAACACCCATAAAAACATGGATAGACCTAAAAACTTTTTAGCCATTTTATAATATATACGTATAGAATTATTTTGCTATCTATCAAATAAAATACAAGTGATTTACTCGTATTTTATTTTTTATTTATGACCGACACATTTATAGACCTCCTGGGAAACCGACTAGATTCGCGCCGATACCGAATCCGGCACCAGATCGTGCAGTCACACCAATACTTGGGATGTATGAATCTAAAATACTGAATGTTGCTGCGGCAGTTAAAGCAAGTAACATAATTTCATCTAATTTTAGGGATTGCTTTGGAATTGCGTATGCGGCAATGGCAACCATTAAACCTTCTACTAAATACTTGATTATTCTTTTTACTAGTTCGTAAACGTCAAACATATTATATTAAATCAAAAGAAAAAATTATTTATTTTTATTTTATATTTGTTTAATTCTACTTATAAAATATTCTAAATTATTTGAATTATTTGAATTATTTGAATTTTGTAAAATATAATAAATTATAAAATAAATACTTAAACGAATTATATTACATTATTTATAAATAAATATGAAGGCAGGAGTAGAACCAAAAATGGATCAAAGTGGAAAACCAAATCCTAAATATGTTGATTTACTTGAAGAGGATAAACCAATTGCTGGTCAAAAATTTGTGTGCGTATCTTTTGTATCACCTGATAAAATTTTAAAACAAAAGGAAATCTTTTTGTTTGAGGAATTCCTAAAGAAGTGGGAATTCAACAAGTCTATGGAAAAATTCCATCAATTTTTAAATTTTGTTTCATACAAATACAAATTAACATTTGACGATGTCATGAAGGATTTTCAAGATTTCATCAAAGAAGAAAAAGAAAACTTGACACAGACGAGTTTAGAGGACGATTATAAAACCTTTATAGATAAAAATGAAGAAGAATTAGAGAACGCGTTCAATGTAAAGCATAGTTTCCAAACATGTACTCGTGGTTTAAAAATCCGCGGCGTGTATCCAACCATGGAAGAAGCCGAGTTGCGCTGTAAAATGTTGCGCGAATTAGATCCAAACCATGATGTATTTGTTGGTCCAGTCGGTTTATGGATGCCTTGGGATCCAGAGGCTTACAAGACAGGTCGTGTTGAATATATGGAAGAGGAGTTGAATCAATTGATGCAAGAAAAGGTAAAGAACGAGGATTTCGCCAAGTCCGCATTTGAACAAAGAGTTAAGGAAACCAAGAAGAAGGCAATCGAAGAAAATATCAAGAATGCTGAAAAGACTGGATCATCATTAACTCAGACAATCGATGAGAATGGTAATTTAATTGGTGTTCAAAATATGAATACACAAGAGTCCTTTTTGAAGGAACAAGATGTGATTTCTGCGGCGGATATTCGAAAAGAATTATTCGAAGGTGAAAATATTATTACAGGTAAGACTGATAATGGACAAAGCGAGTTGATTAGTGGTCCATTTGCTACCAAGAAAAATGATTAAAATAAAATCTATTTAGAAACTCGATTGTTTTGATTATTTGATTATTCAAAAAGAAAAAGAAAAATTATATATATGTATAATATATATAAATTTATAATTCATGAGTACGACAATAACAGAAACAGAAAATGTAATAACAGAAACAAAAAAAAAGGTGGTTTCTTTAATACTCACCCATCAAGCACGAATACGCTGTTTATTAGACATGATTATCAAAGGATACCAAAATGAAAAAAAAGAAGGTATTACTGAAAAAATAAACAATAATAAATTTGTGATTGGAATGAAAAATTCGATTAATACACTGTATACAAATACTTTAAATAAAATTAGAAAAGAAGACTATGCTCCGCATTTATATTCTTATAAAAAGGAAACAGAAGAGGAAGAAAAACGATTTAAAAATTGTTCATTTCTTCGTTTATGTTTGAATAAAGAAACCGGAATATGTATTCAACTTGTCTATGAAGGGGAATTAGATCCGGGTGAGGGTAAAGGTGGGAGAATATATTATATAACCGGGAAAGAGGATGATAAAAAACAAATTGGCGGTGTTGTTGATGTTAAAGATAAAATAAAAAATAATTTTGTTTCAGCAATCACTTTATATAAAAAAAAAGAGGGTAATACCGATGCGGCAACAAACGAAATCATAGAAGAAATATTTACAAATATAAATTCGGGTTTAAATAGATTAAAATTGTCAAATAATATTTTTAAAGATGTGGATGAATATGTATTTTATATTGGAAGACATGGTCAGGCAGAACATAATTTAAAATACGCGACACATTTAAAAACGGATACGGATGTAACCCAACTCGGAAAAGATCAAGCGTTTCGGGCTGGTCAAAATTTATCGAGTGTTTTAAAAAATAACAACGAAAATATAAGTTATGTATTTGCGTCAGATTTGATCCGAACTAGACAGACTATTGAAAATATACTCAAGGGAATGAATATGAATAAAAATGAGAATGAAACATATTTCCCTCGTGAAATTATTATATTGCCATGTTCTCATGAATTAAAATATAATTCGAAAGGAGCATGTGATAAAAAACCGTCGTCATTCTCATTCAAAATTGGAACAAAAGAAAATGATCCCAAATGTTCAAAGACAACTCACTGTCTCGATAACAATATTACGAACCCGGAAAGTGATTGTAATCGTATAAAAATGACTATTGAAAATTCACAAGATAAGATTATTCGGAAAATACCATTACATTGGGATTTTTATTTTGAAAAAAATGGGAATAAAATGAGAAAGATGGATTGTTCAAAAACAAACATGATTCAATTGGCGATTGAATATATCAATACATCTGGACCGATCCAATTTAATAAAAATGTGATGAGTCCTATCAAATTTTCGATTCGTCCAAATCCCGCTGCAAATTCAGCTGCAAATCCAGATGCAAATCCAACTTCAAATCCAACTCCAAATCCAGATGCAAATCCAACTTCAAATCCAAGTCCATCTGAATCTACGCGTGATAAAGATATAAATGTGAAAAAAGATACACTTGATAAAGATATAAATGTGGAAAAAAATACGCTTGATAAAAATGATGTATGTTTGATCAACTGTTTTAAAAAGGTGTTTGACATTAAAACTAAAATAGATTATTCTACCCTGATAGAAAATCCAAATTTTAAAGGGATTAGAAAATATTTTCAAGGTGTTAAAACTATTGATGATTTACAAAAAAAAACATATGATGATTTTATTAAAACATATAATTATTCTGATCAAGCATCAGATAAGTATAAAGATATATTTAATAAATTTGTTCAATGTTTGAGTGAAAACTGTTTAGAAAAAAATAATAATGAGAAAGAATTGAATCCTGGATCGAATAATAATAATATTCCACCATCTCGACAAGATTCAAAGTCTCCACCTAATATAAATTCTCCATTATATTGGATTCAAGGATTTAAAAATGGTTCACCTGATTTTTACAAAAATATTGAAGATATTTCTAGAAATGCTAGTACTATAAATTTGTCTGAGAAAATCATGGACGAAATTATTAAATCTTCCGATAATTTTTATAAAATGATACAAAAGTATAAAAGTATGAAATATGAAAATAAAAAAGGCGACATTGGCTTTATTATTGATTATTTGGGTGATAGATTAAAATATAAAGATAAAAATGCTGAAAAATTTATGGAGCATATAAAGTCAATAGATCCAGATTTATATAATAAGATTGAAAGCGGAAAACAACAAGGCGGTAAAAAAACAAGAAAAAACAGAAAAGCCAAAAAACGATTTGTAAAAAGAACCAAGCGCAATCATAAAAAAAACAAAACTCGTCGTGGTCGTCGCAAAATAATATAAACAGAATATAATGACTACTCGAACAAGAAATAAATTTGTTTTGATTTCTGTATTTATTTGTATAATTGTGGTCTCGTGTATAATTATTTTCGTATAATATTGTATACTATGCGAAAATACATGTATTTATTGTCAATCATTGTCTTTGCCATAGCAACTTTATTGTTATTTAGAGGAGTCGAAGGATTTCGAGGGGGCGGAGGAGGTCACGGAGGTGGTGGAGGAGGTCACGGAGGTCACGGAGGTCACGGTGGTGGTGGAGGACATGGAGGTCATGGAGGACACGGGAGACATGGAGGATGGGGTCACAGAGGTTACGGAGGTTATGGCGGCGGTGGTTCAACTAGTTATGGGGTAAATCCCCTTTACCTAGACTATTATGGAGGATATAATCCAAACTATTATTATTTGTATGATGATGCGGATTATTTATTGGTAAAAAGACCTCGCGGTGATTATATTCTTGATTTATAAAAAATCAAAAAAAAT